CACAGCAAGAACAATGTCGCTGTAGCTGCTTGGCAGTTTGGCTTCAAACTTTTCTTGGACTGAATCTTTGCGCTCAAACCAGCGTTTTGTAAATTTCTCAATCATGATCGTCTCCATTTAATTGACATTGCTCTGCCGCGAACACCACGGCGCTTGGACAGAACTTTTGGTGTGTACCAAACAATCTGTGTTTTTAATTCTTCAAGAGCCATCTTCACTGCTTCGCCAGTGTGTTTCATAGCTTTGTCCAATGACTCTGCAAATGTTCCAGCAATCTCTGCCGTCTCATCGTCATAGATGATGTAGTTCATAGTTTGTCCTTTACCCATAGACAGTCAAAACAAATACGCATCATCCAACGCAAGAACCAGTTTGGCTCCTTGCCTTTGTTGGGGCGATAAATAATGCCTGTCAGTCCGGGTCGGTTGCCGAACAGATAACACTGCCACTCTGATTTCTCAGGCGTCAGCGTGAATGTGTATTCCTGTGGCTTGTAAACCCATTTACCTGAGTCTGTTGGGTGGTCATTAAGTGGCATTTTTAAACTCCTAACATTTCAATTGGAAACAATTTGTCATCTTTTAGCCAATAAGAAACTCGACCCTCTGTTCTGATCTCTGCTTCTTTAAATAGCGTTCTGTTGTCAATCCAGCCAACAATCGTCACGGCATCATCCTCGATGTAAGTTTGAACATACAAGTCGCATGGATGATGTTTGTGATACTCGGTCACCAGAATGTGAGCATTCTTATGGCGGGTAGCTTTCACATCAATTGTCTTGCCGTTCCAAATTAAATCAACTGGGTTTTTCCTTTCATTCAATGAAGTGTCAACCATTACGTTGAAATATTTGGCCACGGCAAACTCGCCACGAAATCCATCAATGTCCATGTCATATGGGTTTTGCTTACTCACCTGACGGTCATGGTTGAATTGCATGGCATTTTTGCGTCTTGCTGTTCCAAACAAATCGCAGAACAATAGCTCATGACGGTTCAGTTGAATTCTCATCTTTCTTCTTTCTTGTCTTGATCGCCGGCAGCCCCGCAGCAGGTTCTGGACTTTTATCCAATGCCCTGATTAACGCTTCTGCAAACTCAACAGACATGTTGGCAACATCATCTGGCTTTTCGTATCCACGATTGATGAATGCGTTCATGGCAAACATGGATCCCAGCAGCCTGACGTTCTCTTCATCATTCATCAGTGAGCCTCTTTTTGAAGTTGTTTCAAACGACTGTCAGCATGGCGAAATGATTTTCTGAATGCGTAGACGGCCTTCTCTTCTTCCATGCCAGCTTCAACAGCCAGTGTTGCAAGGACTGTAGACACGCCAGTGAGAATGTCACGTACATCAGTTGCTTCGTAATTTCTCAAGGACGCCAGAACGTTCATAGCAATTTCTTTTATTGGGTCTTTATCCATGTTTAATTTCCAATTCAGCAATACGTTCAGATAACACAACGCCTAGATCTTTGCCTTTGACAGCAATCATCTGAGCCTCTTCGCAGTCATAAATGACCTTGGCAGCATCTTTTAATGCCTTGTTGTAGCCCGTGGTGAATACATCGTTGCCATCCACCAACATGCCAATAGCATCCCGAATCAAAACAGAAGCCTTGCGCTGCTTGGCAAACTCTTTAAGTTTGTCGTGGTGTTCCTGCGGCAGGTACACCGAGTATGGGATTAGTTTTCTTGTTTCCATTCTTGGTAGTCTCTGTGAATTTTGTCTAAACGTATCTGTGCTTCTCGGTTTGTCTTCAACTCAGATCTGGATTGAATGTGCAACGTTGCCCTTACCCACTCAACAGCTTGATCAGCTTCCTCGTCAAAGATTTCTTCCTTTACATACAGATACTTCCAGAAGTCTGGATCCCTGCTTAGCATTCCAGCAATTCGGATAGCCTTGTCGCCGGAAAACTCTTCAGCTTTGTTCATGGGTTCTTCGTTGCCATCTACCCTGACAAGCACACACTGATAACGAGAGCCAACAAAGTCACGCATCAAGTCTTCAGGTATGCCGTCTGGGTGGACAGACAGAGCCAGCACGTAGCCGGTTCTGTCTTGTTTCAGAGCAACTTTGACAGCTTCAAAGTTAAGCGTCTTCATATCAATATGGCACGTCTTCGTCAGCTGCTTTTTCGTATGGCTGGGAAGCAGTCAATGCTGTATACGGCTTACCAGTTTTAGAAGTATTGTTCCAAGCAGCGATAGAGATCTTGACTAGATTTCCCTTGGACCGATCCATTTGATCAACCAAAAATGTTTTATCTAAAAACAGATCGCCTCTCAAGTCTGGATGAGCAGGTGACTTCTTTACGTTTTGAAATAACGCACCAGCGTTTGGTTTTTGTTCGTATGCCATGATTTAGCCTTTCGCAAATTTGTTTTTGGTTTCGGTGAACTTGCCCATCATTTCCTTGAAGAAAGCTGGATCAATTTCTTTTACTCGGTCAAAGATGACTTTGTTCTTCTTGAAGATCTTCATAACGTCTGCGTCGTCATGGCAATACTCCAAGAGCATGTGAGCTGCGTCTTTGACGATGTTGAGCCATTCCTCTTGTGAGCATGAATCCTCGGACTGCACAGTGATCTGGAACTCGCCAGATTGGCCTTGCATCTTGGCTGGAACCTTCTCAGCTCGCTTTGGTTCAGGCTTGGGTTCGTCAACGGGTTTAGAAGAATCCACGGCATCATGCTCAACAATCTCCAGCGCAGCCACCCAAAGATAGCGGCGGATGTAGGTTTGCACAGCTCCAAGGTTTTGCACAGGATGGCAGCCCTTGAGGTTGGCTTCAGACATGGGAGACGTGAAGAACAGGACTTCATCAGGCTTCTCGTTGTTGACGATGGCCATCTGAGCCTTGTCAGAGCCGTAGGTCACCATGGCGGTCAGGCCATGCTTGTCCATCAGGTTTAGAGCTGGGATTACAAAGTCTGCAAGTTCAAAGTACTTGTAGCCAGCAAATTTGTTCTCGCCAGTTTTTCTAATTTCCAAACTATGGAACTCAGCTCTTACCTTGTTGAGTTTTTGATAGACATTCATACTTTGCGTCCGGGTCGTGCTTTAGGTGTGCCGTCTTTTTTGTAGCCGTAAGGTGCGTTAACCTTGGCAGCAGGCTTGGCAGCGGGTTTTTCGTCAAGAGCTTTTTCAAGTTCTTTTACTTTGTTTTCCAGATTAATCACGTAGTTTTCACTGGCTTTCTCAACCAAATGATCTTGTGTTGCAAGTTCTTCTACGCTTTCTGTAATTTGTTCAAGAACGTCTTCGGTTGATGTACGCAGCAGTTCGTGAAAAAGTGCGGCTTGTGCAGGTGTCAATTGGATAGTGATCATGATTTATTCTCCAAGTGGGAAGGGTGAAACGATGATGCGTGGTTCGATGTAAACCACAGTTGCTTTTTTAGTCTTTGGATTCACGCATTGAACCCAAGTACCGTCTGCGCTTGCTGGGCTGTATAGCCCGTTTGGATCGGCCTGTGGAAGCACGTATACGCTGCCGCCATCCGATGTGCGTTGTGGCATTTGAGGGTTTGTGTATTGAGTTGCATAAGGCAAACCAAAACCCACAGAGTCACATACTTTGTGCATCTTGCCGTTCATGTCCATGATGTAAGTTGTTGTGGCCGCATTTTGATCGCGCAACTCAATGATGTCTTTCATCATGCGTTTTTCAGCAAAGTTTGTGATGGCTGGCATTCCAACAGCTTGCACGCCACGAAGACTTAATTCAGCCTGTTGTTTACGTTCAATCGTTGCGGCTGAACTTGGAGCCTCTCCACATCCAGCCAAGCTGGCCAATAAACAAAGTGCAATGATGTATTTCATTTTCCGCTCCGAAGGTCGTTGTAAAAGTTACGTAGGTTAGCTGGCATACGGTCTTCGGGATACACCGAGAAGCGGTGCAACACGATGGCACGCAAAGCGTCTTTGTGTTCAGCGTCAGCATTGATGTACTGCAACTGGAGGTCTTCCAAGTCACGCACCATGCCGTCGTTGTACTGCTCAGATTCCTTGAACACCTTGTTGTCCAAGGCGCGGTACTTCGGTGCAAAGTAACTGGACATCTCGTATCCTAAAAACGATAGGCCGACTATCAACGCAAGCGCAGCAATGATTACAGCAGGGATTCCTAAAAGTTCTCTCATTTTTACTCCTGTGGGTTTTGTTCAAGATACTGTTGATACTGATTGCACCATTTACTGACGGAGCAGTAGCTGGCGCAGCGGGTACGTTCGCCTTTGCGTTCCACGATCAGATACTTGTCTTTCGGCTTCTCCTCTTGGAGTTGCTTCAT